AACTTGCATCTGCTGCATTTCCGTCATAGCTAGCATCAACATCTGTATCAGTGGTGTCTCGAACGTCTAGTTTGCCATCTTCTTGTAAAGGTAAAATATAATATTGATCAGTGTCGTACCCGCTTAGACCAGCATCTGCTTCGGCCTGTGCAATAATCTGATTGTTAATGGCAATGTTTTGATTGTAAGTTGAAAGGATATCTCGTAGACTGTTTTGTCCGTCACCGCTGTCTTGATCCAGAATCTGTTTGTATTCTTGACTGTCAACTAGTGGTTCACATTTAGCACGAAGCAAATGCGGATACCATGTTTGACTGTAACCTGATGCAGGACGAGCAACGTCCGATACTACATAAAATCTCTTTAAGGCAACCATATCGTCACCTAAGGCATATTCGTCTTTTAAGTGCGGCAGTTCTAAAACATCACCTGCCATTAATTTTCTACCTAACAACTCTACAATACCACGCAAATGAAACGTGATCATAATGTTATCGTTAGATAGGAAGAAACCAAACTGCTGAAGATTAAAATCAATATCTTGCATTGTGTAGATTCCTCGAGAAACATACACATCGGGTTCATATTTTCTGTCTCTATTTTCCATAAACAGTACATCTTGTATTCCTAGTTCAGGAATAGGGTTAGTGTTTACAGGAGTAGCAGGAGTTGCCTCGCCCTCTAAAGGGTCGGCAGGACCTAGGTATTTGTGAATAATGATATCAGTACCGCCGACTTGAAACTGTTCATAAATGACACGGTCAATCATACGGAAATCATTGCCTTTTTCAGGGCGGTAAAGTGATAGTCTTGGCATAGTCATATATTTATTGCTAAATATTGGTATGAACGAACTTGACACCCAAAGACAAAATGTAGTTGAATATATCCGTACTATGCTAGGTGACGGAATGGTCGACGTTGAACTAGACCCTAAACACTACAATACTGCTATCGATCGTGCCCTAGCAAAATATCGCCAGCGTAGCAGTAATGCTGTTGAAGAAAGTTTTGGGTTTTTAACACTGCAAACAGATGTTAACGACTACATCCTTGCACCAGAAGTTATGCAAGTTCGTCAAGTATTTCGTAGAAGCGTAGGTAGTAGAACAGGTGGCGGTGATGGCGGTACGTTATTTGAACCGTTTAACTTGGCTTATACTAACACTTATCTAATGGCCAGCACACAAATGGGCGGGATTGCTACCTATTATATGTTTGCCAGCTATCAGAAAGAAGTTGGTAAAATGTTCGGTAGTTACATCAACTTTGATTGGAACCCTACTGCAAAGCGTTTGAGAATTACCCAACGTCCTCGAGGCGAGGAAAACGTATTATTGTGGATGTATAATCAGAAACCTGATTTTACCATTATTCAAGACCCTTACTCCGGTATATGGATCAAAGACTATGCACTGGCAAATTGTAAAGTTATGCTAGGTGAAGCACGTGAAAAGTTTGCAACCATTGCAAGTCCGCAGGGCGGCACTAACCTAAACGGTACTGCACTAAAATCAGAAGGCAAAGCCGAAATGGAAGCCTTAGAAATGGATCTAATCAACTACAAAGATAACCAAACACCATTGACATTTGTCATAGGATAATGTAAATTATAGTATCGCAGGAGGTACTATGATAGTAGGTTTCGTTGGTTTTATTGGCTCGGGCAAAGACACTGCCGCAGATTACTTGGTAAATTTTCACGGTTATCGACGAGACTCGTTTGCAAACACTCTTAAAGATGCAGTAGCCTGTGTATTCGGTTGGGATCGAACACTACTAGAAGGCCGTACAAAAGAAGCCCGCGAGTGGCGTGAACAGGTAGATGCTTGGTGGGCAGAACGCTTGAACATGCCCAATCTCACTCCTAGATTAATGCTACAATTATGGGGCACAGAAGTTTGCAGGACCGGATTCCATGACGATATTTGGATTGCTAGTCTAGAAAACAAGATGCGTAAAACTGGTGACAATATTGTTATTTCAGATGTACGTTTTCCTAACGAAATTAAAGCTATTCACAATGCCGGAGGCATGGTAGTCCGTATTAAACGAGGCGATGATCCTAAATGGTATGATGCCGCAGTTAGCTATAATAAAGGACCCGATGGTAACGCTACATGGAGTCTAAGCAAGAGTCACTTAGACAAACTTAAGATACACGCCAGCGAAACTGCTTGGGTTGGTAGAGATATCGACCACACCGTCTACAATGATACTACTATCGATGCATTGTTTGATCAGATTAAAAATCTGGTGTCAGATCCCCACGTCTCCAAGGCTGCTTGAGCTTGTGTAATATTCGCTGACAGTTAGCACAGACTGTTTTTAAATTCGAATACTTGCAATTACTAATGTCACCGTCTATGTGATATACATCAAACTGCTCTGAGTCTTCTCCCTTAAAGCCGCATCTATCACAAGCGGCTTTCTTTTTGTATCCGCTACTTGACCAGGTAGGACGAGCTGTCTTGTAATTCTTAGAACAATGATCGCACATTGATCTATAGTATATCCTGCCTTCTTTACGATAATTGATAGCAACAGGCCTTCTTTGACATTTTTTACATAGATCACGCATACAGCCGCCCTTTTAGTTCCCTTTTGTTCAGTATTTAACCCGGTAGTTTTTAGCCATTGGTACTAAATATACAAAAGAAAACCATTATATGGGAGATAACAAATGGCTTTAAATTCACCAGGCGTACAAGTTAGCGTAATTGACGAGAGTTTTTACTTACCGGCAGCACCGTCGACTGTACCTTTGATTTTTGTGGCAACCGCATCCAACAAGCAGAATGCTAGCGGTACAGGTACGGCACCCGGAACACTATCAGCAAATGCTGGTCGAGTTTATTTAATTACTAGCCAACGTGATCTAACTGATACATTCGGAACTCCGCAATTCTATCAAGATGCAAGCGGAAATCCAGTACACGGTGGCGAACAAAACGAATACGGATTACAAGCTGCATATTCTGTATTAGGTGTAAGCTCACGTGCATATGTTGTTCGTGCAGATTTAGATCTAAGTCAAATCAGTGCAGCAAGTTCTACGCCAGTAGGCGAGCCAGTAGACGGAACATACTGGGTTGATACATCTAACACACGTTGGGGTATTTTTGAGTGGAACACTTCTACAGACAGCTTTACTAATAAAGTACCTTTGGTAATTGACAATGACAACTATGTCACAGTAACTGATGGCGGCTTAGGCGTTACACCAAAAGCAAGTTTTGGATCCAACGGTCAGTATGCAATTGTAGTAACAAGCGACAATGCCAACACTGTATGGTACAAAAACAGCAGCGGAAATTGGGTAGTAGTTGGTACAAACTTCGAAACAAGTTTTGCTTCTGCTGCAACATTCTCCAGCACCTGCTGGCAGACAAGCCACCCTGTTGTGGTATCTACTGCATCTAATCCTGCACTAACTGCTTATAATGGCAACACATTGATCATCAACGGTCAAACTGTTACCCTAAGCGGAACTACACTAACAGCATTAGCAACCAGCATTAATACTGCTATGAGAGTGCATGGTGTTGGTTCTAGAGTAAATGCAGGTGGCTTCTTAGAGGTATATGCAGACGCCCGTGCAAAGAGCAACGGTACTGTATCTGATGGCAAGATCAAAGTTGAAGAAGGTACCGGCTTAGCAGTGATGTTAACTGCTATTGGTTTACCAGCAGCTACTTATGATGCAGTAACTCTATATCAGGCACCTCACACAAAGTATCCAGATTTTGGCGATAAGCCAACAGGTTCTGTATATGTTAAAACAACTGTGCCTAACAGCGGTGCAGATTGGTATGTTAAGTTGTACAGCGAAGCACAAGGTGCATTTAGCTTACAATCTGCTAGTATTTTTGATGAGCATCAAACAGCTATCAATACCATTGATGCTACTGGTGATATTCCAGTTGGCAGAGTTTATATTCAGCAAAACTTTACAATGGGTGCAGGAAGTGCAACAACTTCTACATCCAGCCCACAAGTTGCTGCATTCAAAGCCTACAGAAGAAACGCTAGCGGTGCAACAAAGATTACCAGCGTTGCTACAACTGGAACAATTTCTACAACATCTAACTTTGTAATTTACGAAGGCCTAGACACATCTACTGCCGGTGTTGCTAATTACAGCAGTGCTTATACAGTTAACCTAGTAGCAGGCGACGATGTTGATGATATTATCAGCAAGATCAACGCATTAAACATGACGCATGTAACTGCCAGTGTTGCTAGTTCAAATGCTAGTGGAGCAGCTACAAGTTTAACAATTCAACATGCTCTAGGAGGTCAGATCAATCTTAAGAATGGTACAGGCTCCCCATTAACTGGCGTGTTAGGATTCTCCGGATGGAGCAGAAATAGCACCACTGGTGTCGAATCTGGTACAAAGAACTTGTATGCAAAAGCCACATATGACAGCAGAGACATCACGTTCTATGCAAGTAACTGGAAGCCTTTAGTATACGAAGCAACTGCACAAACACCATTTACAGATCCAATTGATGGTCAATTATGGTATAGCAGTGTTGTTGACGAAGTGGATATTATGGTTCACAACGGTACCACATGGAAAGGTTATAAGAATGTATATCCTTTAACTGATCCAGCAGGTCCAATTGTTGCCAGCGTAGCACCAACTACACAGAGCAACGGCGACCCGCTAGTTGATAACGATATCTGGATCAGCACAGCCGATGTTAGTAACTATGGTAGAGTAGTTTACATCCGTACAGGCGGAAAGTGGATTCTGCAAGACACAACAGATCAAACAACTCCAGACGGGTGGTTGTTTGCAGATGCACGTTGGAGCACAGCAGGAACAAGCGAAGAGATGGCAGATATTGCTGATCTACTGGCTAGTGACTACTTAGATCCGGACGCACCGGATCCAGCATTATACCCACGTGGTATGCATTTGTGGAACCTACGCCGTTCAGGATTCAACGTTAAGAAATATGTCACAACACACATCAACATTGATGCAAACGACGGTAAGAACCCACGTTACAACGACGAGCAAATGGACGGATCTAACAGCTCTACTCCTTATGTTGCTAATCGTTGGATCACAGTTAGCCCTAACCAGCCAACTGGACAAGGCAGCTTCGGACGTTGGGCACAACGTGGTTTTGTTGTAGAAGCATTCAAAGCTCTAATCGATACAAATCAAAGTATTCGTGATACTGATACTGTGATCTTTAACTTGATTGCTGCTCCTGGATACCCAGAAGCAATTCAAAACATGATTGCATTCAACACAGATCGCGGATTAACAGCATTTGTTGTTGGTGATACACCGTTTAGATTACAGCCTAACGGAACGGCACTAAACAACTGGGGCTTCAACACAGCGTTGGCATTTGACAACAGTGA